GTACCGTGCTGTGGTTCTTTATTGGCTACAAGCCCAAGATATTTAAAATCTTCGGCACTTAAACCTTTCAGGCCACCTTTAGCAGGAACAATATCTTTATAAACTGGGTTAACTGGAAAACCATCTTGATGTAGTTGAGCAACCATTTCTTGGTTACCTTTACCGCGCATAACCATATCCAGCTTTTTAACTAACGCTGGTTGCTCTGCTCGGGCTTGCTCATACTGCTGAGCATATGTTTGTACGTATTCCACTTTGTTTGTTGTCATTGCTCCAATCCGCATGTTTAGCAGTTGGATTGGGTTCATCTCAAATACATCAGCCATCTGTAGGACTCGTTCATGCATTTCACCTGTTTGAGTCCATTTGTTAGCGATGTCACGGATAACTTCGTCATCCTCATGAATCAAGAATTTAGATTTCAAAGCTTTAGTACCACCAACTTCTTTTGCATAGTTGATGAACTCTTTGACTTCTTCTTTATCGTTGAGGCTCCTAGTAACAGTATCAGCAGTTTTAGGTAAATAATTTTCAAATTCACCAAAAGAGTTGATGTAGTATTTATGTCCTTTTTGACCGATACCTTCATTAAACTCTTTCATATATACGCCGACAAGAGCCTTACCATACTCAACTTCATCAGTCACTTCAGGTGGCATGTTCTTCATGTCTGCGGTATAACGATCTTGAAACTCTTTAACAACAATGTCAGCGATACCAGCTCCTTCAAAGCTATTTTTAAAACGTCGATTCTTAGTCACAAGATCTATAATAGAATCACGGTTAGCTTTATGTTTGCTGCCACGCAGTTTATCTTGACGTTGTGCTTCTTCTAAAAACTCCTGACGAACAAGTCGGTGTTCACCTTTCAGCATTTCTTCTGTAAGGTTATTACCATCAGCTATGTATTGCAACTGTTTGATACGCTGGTCAATTTGATCACCTGTTGCGCTATGGTTGCGCCAAGCTTTCATTACATTGTCAGGAATTTTATAGTTGAGAATATTCTCCTCAGCTGCTAGTTGCTTCAAACCTTCAATAGCATGGTAAGCTGTAGCTTCATTAGCATCAGGATTGTTCTCAAAGAAATCTTCTACTTCCAATGCTTTTTGATCAACCCTAGCTTTTGCATCTTTTTGACCGCCATAGAAAACCTCTGTCTTTCTTTTCTTACCAGCACGAATTGCTTTCTGAATATCACCACCTTTTAATTGACCATAAGTTGATCCATTAAATGGAGTAGCTCTAACAGCATCAGCTAGTTCTTTAGCTAATGGATCACCAGTTGCGTAAAGATTTTCTACTTCACTCATCAAATCCTTAAAAGCACCAGGAAGCATCAACTGTTTGTTGTTGCTATCAACATCACTTGCACGAGCTGATACATAGTTAATAACACCTCTAGGCGTCAAATCTTTCAACAAAGTATTCAGCAAAGCACCTTTGTTTTTATAACTATGGTTGACGCTATAAGCTTTTTCAGCTGCTTTAGCAATAGTATCCCGATGAGCGTTCATCGGTTTAGTGACATATTTAGACCTAATACCACGTGGTAAACCGTTGTAACCACGATTAGGATCAGCCTCCCAAGCTTGGTAAATAGCAGCTTGACGTGCTGTTTCTTCGCTTAATGTAAGCTGGTCTGCTGGAGTGTTGAATTTAATTTTCTTACCGTTTACTTCAAACTCACTTTCATTGCTACGCAGTTGTTCTGCATAAAAAGATGGATAAGCTTTAACGTCATCTTCGATGTGTTTGATAGAACGGAAGTAGTCTACCATTGAGGTGCTACCACGTACTCCTTCAACAACATCATGACGAGCACCAACTTTTTTAGCTTCGTTTGCTGCAATGTTACCGTCAACAACAGTATCAGCTAACTGACCTTCTAATGATGTTTGCTGGGCTGCATGAGCATTGACCAGCGCTTTATCTTGATTGAAAAGTTCTTCAGCTTGTGCTTCTGCATCAGCTAAACGTTTTTTACCCCATTCTTGTAGCCCTTGCTGTAGTAGTTTAGAAAAACCAGAAAGGGCTTGAATGTTTTTATTTTCAGCTAATTGATCAAAGTCAAGTTGTTGACGTTCGAGTTGTGTGGCTTGGCTTTCAGCATTATGGAAAGCCCTTTGCTCTTGATTTTGTACACGAAAGTTTTCCCGTAGGAGTGCAGAGGAATCACCAGCTCTTTGTGGGTCATAGCCTTGGCCAGTTGACTGAGCTTGATAAAGATTCCTCCTTTGAATCTCTGCCATTAACTTGGAGTAATAGATTTATACGTTTGGTAACCACCAATCAAACCTTGACCAATCATCAAGGCATTAGACAGGAAACTTGGAGGTTGAGGTCCATCGATTCGTGGTGTTGTAGCAGGTAATGTTCTTTCCAGCATAGGAGGTATTGCAACGGTATCATAAGAACGTTGTATATCATTCTGTGCTTGTCTAGATAGAGCGTCACGTTTCCGTTGAGTGTCCTCATTCATTTGGACAACATTGAGTTTATCTTCCGTTTCTGTAACACCATACCTGCCAAGCGTACGTTTAAGGTCAAACAACCGTCCTGCACGGTTATCTCCTTCCATAGCTGCAGCATTTGCGCCCATAGCTTCCAGTAATTCTAACTGTCTACCTTGACGCATAAACGCCCGTTGTGTCATAAACCGATCTCTATCGATCAATGCACCCTCATCAGCTCGATTAAAAGCATCTTGAATGTAACTTACATTACGTTGATGTACACCTTTTTTATAGCTATGAAGTGCTAACTTCTGCCGATTACGTAACTCAACACCTTCATTATGTTGTGCACGTTTTTGATCACGTGCAGCCCGCTCAGCGAGTTGGCGTTGTTTAGCCTGTTGAAATGCTTTATCGTTTTCATACGCACTCTGAGCGATACCGATACCGGCTGAAGCACCAGCTAAAAGGGCTTGTCCTAAGAAAAATGCCATATTTAACCCCTCCTATAGAAACGTTGGTTTAGCTTTCCTTCCCAGTCCAAACCAAGCAGGGATACAGGGAAAGGTGTAGTGCCTTCAATCCTGATAGCAAGGTTCTCGTTGCGCTGGTAGATAGGAACAACGTGAGTAGAGCTTGCTTGCATGTTTACGTTGTTTAATTGATATTGGTTAGGTTGGGTAACACTCACGGTGTTAGTCCAATCATTCAGACCAGTAATAGAGACCTTGTAATCTACAGGACCACTCAGACCAGTCTTAACTTTAATTCGATGGATGATCAAGCTAGATACATCATCGTTAGTAACTTGATTATTGGCGACGTTATACTTGTATAGTTTCGGTAGGTCAACAGTCATGTTATAATCCTGACCGATAACCATATCAATGCCTCTGTAATCACCAGGTATTTCTACACGTTTAGATCCAGATACACCAAGAATTTCAGTTGATGGAATAGTCATCACTGTACCAAAGTTTGCCAAAATAACAACACTAAGGTTTTTTGTTCCTACGTTATCAAATGGTAGGAAAATACTTGTCTTATCTGTGACTGAGTTATATGTACGCAGAGGGTTTGTTTGGAACAAATCCAGACACACATCAGTTTTTTCTCCAGTAGGCAGTGTCAAGAAACCCTGCTCACTAGATTGGGTCATATCAAACGACTGGACATATACATCATTACCATTAGCTACCACTGCATACCAGGTACTACTGTCAAAGAATTGTGTCAGTAGTGTGCCAGTTAGCTCCCATTTGTACCAGGAATTGACAAGTCTTTCATCTCGTGTCTTAGCAAGGAATCTATATTGATACACGGTTGATGTACCAGTTTGTCCAAGAGAGACGATTGAAAGGGCCGGTGAAGCTACAATGGTGTCAATAGCTGCAGGAATAAGTTCAGGCACCGTAGCGGTCACGTCAGCCATTAATGGTGGCTGTTCTGATGAGATATCATTAAGCTCAAACAGACGTGTGTACAGTGGTGTTTTTGTCACAAACGCTTGTGATGTACCAAGACTAACTGACTCTACCTTTGAATCAGCTTCATAGCCGCTAAGTGTGTTGACTTTTGCACTACGAGGTGAAAGGATGTCGGAGTCAGTAGACAGTAGGAACTGCTCTGTAGTTGAGTACATGACCAGACCAACAGCCGTAGGTTCCACATAGTTGAGGAACACAGGTTTCTTACCTGCTGCAGAGATATCTACAGGGTCATCGTTGGTAGCCGTCTGTGCTGATGTATTCCAGAAGTTGAACAGGTCACCAGCTTTACCTAGGATTACATTCTGTCCAGACAAGAAACCCATACGGTTCCTGTAGAAGAAGATGTGTGAGATCTCATGGTCTACAAAGCTAGGTGCTGGGTTGGTATTGTCATCACCAACAGTCCGATCATTCCAGTTGACAGCTTCAAACTCAAAATACTTATTACCGTTTGCATCAATCTTACGGACCAATGCATGTGGCATTGTCAGTGGATCGAATCTAAACTTAATATTAGGTGCTGTGCTTTCTTCCCACTGACCAGTACCAAAAGTACCACCACCATCCGTAGTGAACTTAACGTACATATCGTCAATATCAATATCTTCAGCATTAATGACCTTGACTACATAGCCGTTCTTACTTTGGAGCGGCAGACGTGCAGTATTGCCTATAGTATCTGTAAGTGCAAAGATCGCAGACTCTGAAGAACCACCACGTGTTTCTATAGTGAAAGGATTAGGGCTAGTAATATACACACTAGCACCCACTTGTGTTGCCGTAAAATTAGCATTAGCAGTAATAGAAGTTGCCAAAGCATCTGCAATGCTGTCAGCACTTGCACCAGAACTTGCCGATGTAGTGGTAAACGGGGGTAATGGTGATTGACCCTGCGGCGTGAGTATGACTTCATAATTCGTGTTATTAGAAGCAATGTTAATTACCACCTGTGCACGGTTAGCGTCTAACACACCACCACTATGAGTAGTAGCTGGATCTAGTGCTACAGTTTTCTTTTTGTTTAATACAAATGTATAGTCATTAATTGTAAGAAGCTCAATATCCTCTGGATTAGCATCTTTAAGATACGCATTAGTAACGTTAATAGCTGAATCTGTAATGACACAATTAGCTACTTGTGCATCAAGGATTGTTTTAGACGCAGCTTCAGCAGTCACTGCAGCATCATAGTCAGGCAAAGCACCTGTGTTTGCAGATACATTGTGGTAAGCATTCTGCTTTACAAGCGTTGCTGCCGCTGAGCCTGTAGCTGCTGTAGTTTTCTCAGCCTCGTATACACGGAACCCAGTGCTGGCAATTAAAGGGTGCTCACCAGTACGTTCAGTGCTGAGTGCATAGTTTGCTGGCAAGGTAGTGGTAGCAGATACTACAGTACCATTGTCTTTGACAATGTACACACCATTAGCGTTCTCAGCAATACCACTATGTAAGTTCTCAACAACAGTATTGTTGTAGTCATAGCGGAAGTCAAACAAACTCTCTGTAGTTGGATACTCTGCAGCCATTGCAGCTGCAAGCTCTTTTTCTGCAGTTTGCAGTATCTTTAACTTCTCAGCAGTATCAGCGACTTTCAGGTTGTAATCGTTAGCTTTAGCAATTTGGTCAGCAATCAGACAGGTACCTGCTGTTGCACCTTGACCTGCACCCATTTCAACAGCACGAACATCTCCGTCTGCAAGGTCCCAAACATGAAAGCGATTGTTGACATATTGTACAATGTATTTTTCATTAGTATCCCGTAGGATTGGGAACCATTTACCACTGCTAGCTGCGTTAGGTAGCTTCGCAACAAACTTACCTCCCGGTCTCTTTAGCAACCCAAGAGCAAAGTCTGGGAATGCATTAACTGCATCTTTAAGTTGTCCAGGACGTTTCCGACTATCTGGCTGTTGCGAAATACCAGACAGTAGATTAGGAATAGATTGGGAGAGTGTACTCATTGGCGACTAAGTGCTTGGAAAGGTTGATAGCTTGTGTAGTAATTCTGTCCATCTCTGTAGCCAAAGAAAGAGTAATCACCTTGTTTACAATCATCCTCAATTGCAGCTGCTCGGGTAGTAGCTTCCTGTTCTTGTAGAAGTTGATTAAGTTGTGCGTCACCAACCATCTTGGTTGCACACATACGTGCTGCTTTTGCAGTTACATATTCTTGAAT